GCGTGTACCCACCCTTTAGATTGCAGGTAGCGCACTATGAGGGTTTCAAAAGCTGTGCCTTTGCCTCTTGCTGGACTCATTCGGTTTCGGCCTTTTCTTTTTTGAAGTCATGCCATGCTGCACGTAATGCTGGTAGGTCAGATACTTTGACGCTGTTGTCCCATTTGAGTCCGGCTCGTTGCGAAACCATGATGGTTGAGAACCCTCCGTCTTTGCAGGCTTTCTCAAAATCTTCTCGTTGTTTTGGTGACAAGACTGATTCGCTTGCTACTGGTGCAGGTGCTACCGCTGGTGCTGGTTTGGCTGTGGGCTTGTTGGTTGGTACAGGCTTCTTTGGTGTGTCACCCAAGTCGTCCCATTCCTGTTTCGTCCACAACGATAGACAGATACCAAAACGCATCGAAGCGTTGCGCAAAAAGTCACCTACAAGTTCTTTATCCAGGTCAACTTTGTCTGCACGAACCGAACCTACGCCAAGTCGGGCTTGACCCAAGAGCGTGAGTTCGCCCCACATTGTTGCCATACCATTCTCAACGTGTATTGCTGGCCGTCCGTCTTTCCATTCAATAGGAACCCAACGCCAGGTCGGGTCAATTTCCAAGAGCAAACGAGTGATGTCTGCGTGTCCAACGAAGTCAAGTTGCGCACCGCCTTTAGGTAGTTTGCCGACAATCTTTGGGTCCGGCACGGCATATTTGGTTAGGATTTCTGATAGTTCCATTAGTCTTTAGCCCCTTTCAGAAGCAATGTTCTTACAGTTATGTTGGTGGTGTACTTGTCAACAATGTCGGGATGTTCAAGCTGCATCAGTTTCGTGTTGAACGATGAACGTGACTGTCCTTTCCATGTGGCGACAACATCACCGTTAATAGTTATCCCATCGTGGTTCCCGATGAGTTCGCACAATTCGGCTTTCAACCTATCTTCTATTTCTTTATAACTTTTCATTTCGCTTTTAACATGTTTAAGTTGTGCGACCAGTTCGGCGTGTTGCTCACCGATTTCAAGCATCGACCCGCGCTCAGGTGCGGTGTAACGTTTCGCTATAGTTTCGAAACTCCATGTGACTCCTGGTGGTGTCATGTTCATGTCAATAGCCGCAAGCCATTCGGATGCTTTAGTGATGTGTTCTTCTTTTTCTTCTTCAGAAACTTCTTGCGTGTAATACTGCATTGATAGTGACGAGTCAAACACGGCCCACAAAATGCAATCCACATCAGCACAGATGGCCTGTTGGATTCCTTGGATGCGCCAGTAGTCCGGCAGTTCTCCATCCCACGGACGATTGAATGTTTTAATTTCTAAAACCATGCGCCCGTTCTCGGATTCAAAAAACCCGTCGAGTGTTGAAATGAGTCGTGCGCCACGCTCATCGTTGTACACAAACATTTCTTCAGGTGTAGTCCATTCAACACCCGTTTTGTCTGTAGCCCATTTCATGCACAATGGTTCAAGGTCGTTGCCACGGGTCATTGCCCATGATGGTTCTAGCGGGACGGGGGGCGTATCCGATAGAAGTTCAGCAGCGTACTGGTCTGCTTTAACAAAACGATGCAGCCCGTAGATAGCTGCGGCAGCACTAGCACTAATGCGCTTGTCGCCGTTCTCATCTATGAACCTGTCGTTCAGCCAAGCTTGCGAACCGTGTTCCTGCTTGGTAATGCGGTAGCGATTGTATTCCATATTGTTCCCTTCGTTGTGGTTGTTGACTCCACTATAACGAGGGGGTGTTACAAATGCAAGCACCCTTTTATGGGACGATAGGACCCGTGTACGGTTTGAGGAAAGTGACGGTGCGAACCATGCCCTGTGGGATGTGGATTACATGGTCAAAAAACCCGTCGGGGGATTTAGATTGGGCGATGGTGAGATGTTTCGGTTTGCCACCGTCAGCTTCGGCTATCAACATGCCACAAGTAGTAACCAGGTGTTCTTCTTTATCGTCAGGGTCAAGCGTGTCCCAATGGCCTTCACCGGCATGAGCGTCAGCCCAAACTAGGAGTACGTGTTGATGTTCAGTTTCTTGGCTCATCTTGTTCCCCCATGTCAGGTTCACCTTCTTTTTTGCATATCCAGCAGTATCGGCCTTCCGCAATTTTCCACGCCGTTTCACAGGCGGGGCAGTAAAGCCAGCTTCTACTGTCTGTCATAAACATAGCCTACCCTATGCGGCTGCACGAACCTTTTGCATAGCCTGGATAAAGGTGTCAAGCCTGTCAACTGCTTGTAACAAAAGGGTTTGCTCGTCACCGTGGGCAACAACTTTAGTGAGGAAATGGCGAATGTCTTGGAGTGTTTCGATGGTCATAAGACCAGTCACACTACACCCTAAATGTCGCCTTTGAGGTGGTCGTCAATATGGTTGTCTAGTTTGTTTTCTATCCGATTCAGACTGTCCGACACGACAGCGTGGTCGGTGCGGTTTTCTTTACGCAAACCTTGAACCAAGGCAGCGATAACCCCGCCGAACGCTGCAATGACTGCAACAATGATGGCCTCGCTCATTCCCACATGTCCCCAGGTTTAGGAGCGGTACGGTGCAATATCTCAAAAATGCCCATAGCGATAGCGAACACTAGTACGCCGAACCCTGCGATAGCTGCGAAACCTTTAATCATTTTGCATCAACCAATCCAAAAAGAAGTGGATGGCAGCCAAACCTACGATGGCGAAACCGATGAAAGCCACGAACCCCATCACTATCCGGCGTACTGCCAATGCCAAATTTCAAATTCACGGCTCGACGGGTCGCTTGATTGCAGATAAAACCCGAAGTCGGGGGCGTTGGCGCACATCCAGTCAGCAGCTTTATCGTCTGAGGCGAGCGCTACAAGCTTTTTTGCTCGTTCCACACCAACGTCGATTGCTAAACCGTACCCGTGGTTGGATTTGCCTGGGGTTGAACATGGTGAAAACCCGTTGCGCAGTAGCCATGTTTCGCCTTCATACGTGCGTTTAACGCGGTCAGGGTCATTGAGGATGCCCTTCTTTTTGTTTGCCCAATCTTTATCTTCGGCGGGACGATAGCGTTCTTTGAACAAACCTAACTGTGCTTCGAATGAACGGTAGTCTCCGACGTTGCGAAGTTTGTTTCCTGCGGCTAAAGCTGCGTCGTACAGTTCGTTGAATTTGGCTGCGACAGGTGTATACATTTTGCCACCGCATTTGACAGAGGACAACATTGCTGGTTTTAGTTTGCCGTTGCCAAGTTTTTCTATTTCGGCAGGCACAACAAGTTTTTTGTACGGGTATTTCATTCGTCCTCTTTCGCTTCAATAGCAACAAGAATAGCAGTACAGGTAAGCAAAATAGCGGTGATACCGAGGGCTTGAGTACGGGTTTGACCCGACAAAGTGATGATGATGTATCCGCTAGAACATGCAGCTACAAGAAGTGTGCAGATGGAAGCCAGGTACTTACTCATGGGTACAGATTATCACTTTCTTTTGGAGGTGATAACGGGCATGGCGGTGAGTACAGCCCCAATAACAACGAGGGTCCGGCGTTCACCCACATCTACGGTGGAACCGACAGGAACATAGTTGTCTAGCCCGCCACCAAAAATGTTGATTTCTGATTCAAACTTTTTCTTAACTTCGGGCGGTGCGTTACTAACTACGAGGGCTATCTCGTCTAGTTGTTCGGTGGTGAGGGTGTCCAGGTTGTCGGCTATTTCTTGGATGGCCGCTGTGACCTGTTCAGGGGTCGTATCTTGCTGGAGTGCCGTGATTGACTCCGCCACGGTTTCGGGGAGCGTAGGGGGCAACGTGGTGGTTGTGGTGGGGTTTTGGACGCTACTTGGGGTGGCGGTTGTCGGGGTAACGGTGGTCGGCGGGATAGTGGTTACAGTCGTAACCGTCACAGTCGTTGAAGTCGTGGTTCTGGGGGGTTGCGTAACCGTCGTAGTTGGGTTGTTCGTAGTCGGCGGTGATGTCGAAGATGTAGACGATGAACTCGTTGATGGAGGCAGCGTTGTAGTTTCCACGGGAAGGGTGGTCAGGGGGGGTGGGGCGAGGGTTGTCGAAGTAGTAGTGGTCGTTGTACTGGTCGTCGTCGAGGTCGGTTCGGGGACCGTAGTTGTCAACAATGTCGGCAAAAGCGTGGTTGATGGCTCGCTGATAGGCGAGGTGCTGCTCGTCGTAGTCCATATGACCTCTGTGGTGGTAGTAGTGGTAGTGGTTTCTACTGTAGTGGATGTTGTGGTGGTTGTGGGTGAGCTTGTCACGCCTTCAACAAATAGTTCGTAATCAATGTTCCAAGTAGTGTCCCATATGCGCCACACGTTAGGTTCGTAACAGCATGTACCGGCACGAAGCCTGTACCAGCCTGGTTCTACCTGGATTTCGATGCGACTTTGTAGACCGTAATAGTCGTCGTTGGTGACCAGCAAAGTACCTTCAGAGTTGTACAGCCATAGCTGAGGGTCTGAAGGGTGGTTGGGTACTTGGTATGTGCGGGCCGAGAAGGTGGTCGGTACATCATAGTTGAACCAAAAATCTGTTGGTTGTGTGATTACTAGGTTTTCTGCGTATGCAGGTCTTACCGCAAACAGTAGTAGTACTAGCCCTGTGAGGACTAGCATGAACCTACTTGTTGGCTTTACCGAACGCCGCTGCAACTTCTTCTTTGGAAAGAACACCATCTTCAGACCATGAACGCAGTAGTGCTTCCGTCACTTTGGATGCTGAAACTACACCAGCTATTGCGGCTGATTTCCATAGTTCTACACCGAAGATTGCACCACCGGCTACGGCTGCTAATGCTGATGAGCCGAATACTCCGGCTACTCGAAGAACGATTGTTTGTACTTTGACCATGATGTTTCCTTTAGTGGTGGGTTATGCGAACGCAATCCAGTTTACACGAACAGAAGTTGTTGCTGTTCCGCCGATTTGCCTTACGTTTATGTTGGTTGCATCCAAACCAGCGATTTCGAATGAAGCAGATAAAGCACTATTGTCACCATTTGATACAACTGCTGTTGATGGTGTTGACCCCAAGCCGTGTGGGACGGCAGCAGAACCAGCAACCATGCTGACAACACTAGAACCTTTAGCCAACCCAACAAGAGCGGTGGCGGTGGCTGCATTGCCAGAAGTGTTTTGGTTCCCAGAAGCATTAACTCCAGGAAGGTTTATGTTGGCAGTACCGTCAAATGAAACACCGCCAATGTTTCTTGCGGTTTGCAATGCTGTAGAAGTGGCAGCGTTACCAGTAGTGCTTTGGTTCAACGTGGGGAACGTGCAGTTGGTCAAAGTACCGCTAGAAGGTGTGCCGAGCGCACCACCAGCAACCAAGTTGCCCGATGCCGTGCCCGTAACGCTACCCGTGACATTGCCAGTTACGTTACCTGTCAAAGCACCAACAAAAGTTGTAGCCGTAACAGTTCCAGTAGTCGCCAACTTAGACAATGCAATCGCAGCACTTGCGCTTATGTCTCCGTTTACAATGCTAGTAGCAAGATTCAATTTAGAGTAAGCAATGGCTGCACTAGCGTTGATGTCAGCGTTTACAATAGCCCCATCCGCAATTTTGACTGACGTAATAGCACTATCAGCTATGCCCGCTGTTGCTACCTGGTCCCACTTGAACCCATTGGTAGCGGTTGAATCGACCTGCAACACATGGGTGTTGGTTGCACCAACCGCTAAACGGTTGATGGTGCTACCGTCGGTGGCAATCAAGTCACCTTTAGTGGTCATTATGGAAGCAACCTGGTTGGCTTCGTCAGCTTCGCTTGCCGTGAACACGGGATAAATGGATGCACCAGAAACGTGCGCTACGGCAGTAGTGTTGTCTGCACCGCGCACAACAGTCAAAGTCAGCGTTGAAACGGCGGTCACCTTCATTTTTTCTTCTTTAGAAGTACCAGCGTCAACAACAACAAAATAGGGAAACGATGCAGGCCAGCCCGTTACAGCAGCAACCGTAAACGTGGTGTCAGCAATAGTCGGGCTTGAAGTTAAAGTTGTTTGGACACCGTTACCGGTATATCCTTTTCGTACTGGTAATGCCATTGTTTGCTCCTAGTTTTCTACACTTCTCATAGTAACAGTTGCCGTACCTTCCCATTCCCAGGTGTTCCCATAGGAATCAAGGGGTGTCCATTCGACATCTTCCACAATAACAGAATGGCTGCTAGTGCCTATTTGGAGGGTGATGATGGAAGGGCTAGAAATCAGTTCGTCAAAGTAATCTGTTTCATCCTGCACGTTCAGGTAATAGTCTTTGCCTTTAACGTTCAGCTTGTGGTGCAACAGGACAGGGACAATAAACACTTGTGAACGGAACGGGGCAGCATATGCACGGGCCATCCAGCGGGTAAACACGGGTCCTTCGGTGACTGTCGTACCGCGTGTCAACGTGAACTTGATGGCAGCTTCAATAGTTTTGATGTCTGAACCTTCAAAAGTGTTTTCGGTTTGACCAGCCGAATCCCAAGTACCTAAAGAAACGTATGCAGCGTTGTCGGTGGACAAGAACGCGGTGATAGAACCTTTCAACGGCTCGCTACGTGCATCGACTTTGGCTACGAACTTGCGGTCAGGAATACCCCAACGCCATGTCCCACCCTCAATAGTTCCGGTAGCAACAAGACTTGCCGTGTTCTCATACACAACCCCGACAGCGTTGATAGAAAACACTCGTTTAGAATCAAACGTCACAACGCTTTGCACGGCGGCAGTAGAGGCGTACATGAGGTCTGTAGCGAAAGCAGGGGTGTTTGTTCCTGTGCTGATAGACAAATCTAGACGGCCCAAACCGCTTGAAGTGCCGTCATAGTTTGTGTACGTGAACCACACGAAACGTCCGTCACCCGTAAAATCGTTGACCGCACCTGATGTTGGGATGACCGAGCCGAGAAGCAAGTTGCCCGAACCGTCTGTGGTGGCCATTCGCACACCTTTGTTTGTGCCAATAAAAATGAACCCAAGATACGAGTCGATGCTAGAAACAATTTCGCCGTAAGGTAGTTGTCCGGCAACGGAACAGTCGCCCAAACCGGAAGCATCGGCGGTCAAAGTTGTTTTATATATGCT